GATACGCTCTTAGCCGATTTCAAAGACGGTGTGGCGGTCGGTCAAAAGACAATGGATTCGTGGTTTTCATAATGACAAGAAACCAGCAATGTCGAATGCAAATTAAACAAGCATTACAGGGAATGAATGTTGGTGATGAGTTCGGTTTGGATGAATTAGTCGAAGCAATGAGAATCCCCAAATCCCCAGATAGAAGGGGGTTGAGAATGCAACAACCCCGTCAACGAGTCGCAATGATATTGACGGAATGGGTGAACCACAGATTCGTCGTCAGAGCGCAGTTAAATCAACAGACAACCATCCTATACAGGTTGGTCAAATCGGTTGATGATTGGCATGGATAGTCGCAACCTCAATACTACGAAAGTGTGAATAACCACTTAGCGATAGGTCAATGATATGGATGAAACCATTGATGATGTTGACAAGGCCGATGTAATGGTGAAATCGAAACACGATGAATCGCTCGTGAGATTCGTTGCTCATCTCTTGGTGAGGGGCAAAACTGAATCAGAAGTCAAAAGGAACTTGATTGAAAATAGTCTGTTTAACTCTTCAAGCCCAGCCGACAAATGGCGTTCTCTTATTCGACAGGCGCAGATTGTTGCAGAGGACATTAAGTGGATGGTCGTGGCGAAAGCGGAGATGGATGATATTGAACATCAGAGGCTCGATTCATTTGGTCGAAGGCGACGAGCGATTGCTCGGCTCGAAGCGGTGATTGAATCGGCACATGACCAAGCGGATTCCGTCAGCAAATTGAATAGCGTTTCATTCATGCTTGGTGGTCTCATCAAGGCTCAAGAGTCAATGGATAAGTTCACGGGCGCACAGGAGGCCGCACCACAGGTTGTTGTCAATGTTGGATATGACCCGCTTCAACAATTCAGAGAAGTCATACAGGATGCAATTGAAATCATAGATGTTGAAGACGATTCAGATTCAGATGATGGAACAACAGATTCAGATTGAACCGCATATGCGATTCGCAGCAGCAGGCTGTCAGCAGCAAGTGGTATTGAACTCAATATATCGCAGCACCGATTTACAACGTGAGATAGCAATTAACAAGGCATCGACAGAAAAAAAAGCATGACCGAGAGCCTGTCTTTTATTCGGGTCAGGGAACGTGAGAATCCCAGAATCCGGTGCTGGGAATTATCCAGCAAGAGTCGCAGCACTATTCCAGCCACCAGCCCAAGCGCAGCAAACAATCAATCGACGGTTTTTCAGACGACCAAATTAAAAACCCAATCACACCCTCGCATCGACGAACAAAAAACGCTATACTGCGAGCCTGTTGTTTTCCAGACGTTCTCACCAAAAGGGGCATCGACACTTTTTCAGACGACCAAAGAATCTGGTGCTGCAGATTATCCAGCAAGGAGGAATGGATAGAGGAACAGAACGTGCGATTTGGTATTGAGTTCAATATCACACATAGCCTATCGACACCATTCCAGACGACCAAGTGAAACACGCCGGACCCAGACAAAATAACCGTGCTACTGCGAGCCTGTTTTTTCTTGCTAAAAAGCGTTTTAATCCCATCGACACTATTCTCAAAAAACAGGTATTGACTTCAATATATCCGTGCTGCGAATTACCCTCAATCGCACGTTGTCCATCTCCAGCACAAAACCAGCACCAGATTGATTTGTCGATTATTCTTCGAGGTTATCGACAACAGATATTGGATTCGATACTCACTAAAGGGGGTTTGTCAAAATTGACAGATTATCTGCTGCTCAAATAAATCACTATGGAACAATGCAAAAAGCCGGTTTTGAGGGCAATTGGTATTGATATACACGAAGCATTGATATAGTGCATAGTGCTACCAATGGATAAGGAGACCGCCAATATGAGCCAAACTGAAGAATTAGAAATGAGCCAGACAAACGAACTAACCCTTGATAGGGCAACAGGAACTTTGGTTCCTGCTGTTATGTCAACAGGCGCAGGTTGCGCCGTTGCATCATGGGCTACTTCGCAGAAGAAGACCGACCGTGCTACTGTTAATGAAGCACCTGCAGAAAAGCAAACCAACGCTGTTGACTTGACCATCATAGACAACATCACAGGTGCAACAGACAACATCACCGGAGATGCAACAGTTGGTCTTGATAACCCAGACGCAATCATCACACAGAAATTGGGAACAAAATCCCTTGCTCTATTACTATTGATGAAACAGAACAAAATCACTTCTCTAAAGCAAGCACAGGAAATGTCCGAATCACTAATCAACGGTGATGTCGCAACACAGGCTACACTACTTGGAATTGACTTTGACTCCGAGAGATTCGCTTTTGCTGAAACACTTCTAAAGGGAATCACCAACGATACTCGTGGAATGAAGGCAGGTCGCCAGCAATTCACTGACCGTTCTTGAATACCAAGCACGAGTCGAGTCGAGTCTTAGGCTCTCCATCCCTGCGGGGGTGGGGGGTCGTTGAGATGTGATAGTCAATTATCCATGCCACCCATCTGGTGGTGTTGGTTGCAGTTCACCCGATACTCACACCGATTGGTGTGGAGATGATGAACAATACCATGCCGGTGATGCTGGAGGGATTCATTCCTGAACTGCTCACCTCCAACATCTGTGATGGGTGCGATAGATGCCGCCCATGCGTGTGTGCTGGGGATGGCGTGTGCGTGTCGATTGCTTGATGAGCAACGAGATTGCCTCCAAGCGATTCATGCGCTCACAGGCCAAACAAATAAACAAAATGTTCCAGAAGAATTGCAGGCTGGAGGGATGGTTGCTGACCAACCCCCCCATCTGTTATCGAGAGCCATATTTATTTTGGATTCCTGTGCAATATCCCCTCGAAAATTATTGTCGTTTTTCACTATTTTTTTTCTTAACTTTTCATACTACTTCTGTTCTCTAATAATAATTAAACAAACAAGAGGGGTATAGGACACATACACACGATACAAAACCTAAACGCACTACGCAATCTGGAGGTGTGTGTATGCCTCAAAGGGGGGTCTGGTTCCATTCATTGTTCTAACCCCCTTTAGGGGGTTAATGATTGCAGGCTGGTTTCACAGGCTCAAGAAGCATCCCAATCATTCCAAGTCATTGAAATACGGTGAGCGCATCCATCCAGATATGACCGACTCGATGTTGAAGTGGGGCTATGATAATTATTCCACATACTCATCCGTTTGTCCAAACACAGGCTGGGAATTACGGATTCAACGAGTTCGGGTTCGGGCGGTTCGGAACGTATGGGTGATATTTGTCAATGGTGAAGAATACTCCAATAAGCGACGATACTCGGATGCTCAACGAGCGATTGAGAATTGGGTGAGCGAAGGTTCAATGGAATCTCGACTCACGCTGGTTTGAAATACAGGATTCATCTCCGAGAAGTTATGGCTCGCAGATGTGTTCAAAAGAATTGCACCAACCAACCCAATCGTGGATTCAGGGTTTGCTCAATCCACCGCCCAGATTTATTGAAAAAACAAAAGGCTGCTTTGGCCAAAGTGAAATCAATCGAAGAGGCAAGTGGAATCCTCAAACAAGGCTCGCCATTATCTGATAGAACATCTCCATCTGGTGAAGACGAATAGGCCAATACCGTGATAACCCCCCACGCAAGAGGTTGAGTTATGGTTTTGACTCACATTGCTCTTTCAGCAACAGGAACACAGGTCGTGTCAGCGACTCCGTTTTCAATGTTATCTGGAATAAGTGGCTCTTTCAAACAAGACGAATGCACCATCACCGTGTATGATGCCAAAAGTGTTGCCGATGCGGTTGCTGGTGCGGTTGCATTTGAGTTCGACGCATACCTGCAAAATCAGTTTTCATTTGTATTCAACGAGGCTATATTCTTGCAGGGAATTGTTGTCAAGGCAACAATCGTTGGCACGGGTCCGGCAAATATAATTGTCGATTGGGAATGATTTGAATGGATTCCGATTTGAACAGTGTTCTGGGCGAAACGGTATTGAAGCCGATAATGTTGTTGATTCAATCTGGCGACAACGTGAGAATCATAAACGAAGACGACGACATCGGTGAAGTCAAAATCACCAGCACATTCGAGGATATTATTGCTGGAATCAGTTCAGCAATGCAAGAAGCATTCAAACATCAAGTCGAGAATCCAAAAGTCATTATGGATATGACTCGTTGCTGCAACCCAGATGGCCAATTGGAACATTTGGTATTCGACCACGATGCGGAGTCAGGACATAACAACGCTTGTCGATTGCTATGGTCGGCATATTGAGGAACAAGAGCATTGATATACTCGCAACACCACCATGAGGTGGAGGCCGATTGGTGTGAGTTCAAAAATAATTCCATTCAATTTCATCGAGATTGATTATGTTGACAAGAGAATCGAGGCTGTGTTGAATGCTGCTCACCTCGCACAGATTTCAGGCATAGTTCCAGATTGTTGCTATCAAGTGAGCGAGGGCATTGCATACTCTTTGAATGAGATGGGATTCCCAGATGCAAAGTCAATGGCCTGTGATGTTTATGGATGGAACCATCACTTCACACGAGCCAAAAGTGGAGAAGCCATAGTCAAAAGGATTCCAAAACATCAGGTCAATCGGCATCCCCAGCGTGGCGGTCGAAAAAAGAAGGAGACGAGGATTTGGCCATATTGCCTCGCCATCCACCACGAACAAGAAGTCGAAGGAACAGGATATGATGGTCATGTTGTTGCCATGTGCGACGGCTGGGTTCTCGATTCAACCGCCGGTCAATTCACCCGACCAGCAAAGAAGGTTCTTGTTCCTGACCAATTGATAATTCCATTGAAGTCGTTTGTCGCAATTGACCCAGCACTAATGACAAATGGTTGGTGCGAATGGATAGATACTCACGATGTTGAAGAAGAATGGTTTTCCAAAAAGTCGATTGCACCAGAATTGGTTTCAATCGGCTCGATGAATGAAATCAAACCGAGCGAATCTGGATTCATGGCGATTTGCCTTCGACCAGATATTGACTCCGATAATTGGATGCTGCATACTCCACAGACCAAAACCAATCTCCAGAATACAAATAAAATTATTCTTGAACTGTCAAATCAAATCCTCAAAGACCCGACAAAGGTTTCAATCGACATATGAGTCGCATTCATAATGGTGGGGAGACACCCCAAAGTTATGTGTCCAGACGATGCCATAGATGATGATGATTCCGTTCAGATTGAAATTAACGGTCGAAGAGAAACCCGTTCTTGGGAACTCAACGCCAACACAGCACCATCGGCGATTGGTGAAAAAGTCCAAATGTTATTGATGTCGAATCCTCAACAGGTTTTCAGAATGTTCCGTGCAGATGAAGTCATATTCATCACCGCCGTCGAGGGAGAAGAATGGAAAAGAGTCGAGAACGAGGATTGACCAATCCATTAAGTGTTGAACATCTCTTGCTCGTGCGCTCGTTGTATCGTGAACTTCGTGCCGAGAGGCCAGATGAACTCGGTGGGTTGCCATCAGGAACTTCTTGGTTGAGATGGCGATATCTCCGTGAAGGAACTATTCGTGTGCTGGCGCAAGTCAGGCTGAAAGACGACGACTTTACGTTGTCGATTAACCGATATGCCTTCGATTATTACTTCGAGGGTTCACCGATACTACTCAAAGGATTGATTCATCACGAACTGATTCACATAGTTCTCGGTTCGAGCGAGGGTCATGGACCCATGTTCCAAAGGATGGAGAAGTCTTGGATGGAATATCCAGATTACAAATACCACAGAGCCAAGTTCGTGCGCTCGGTGGAACGGCTTGAACGTGAAAGAGGCAACCTCCATCGCTATGAATGTCCGAATTGCCAAAAGGTATTATTCCGAACAAGGGCTATGTCTCCCGAATCGGCTTGTCGAGAGTGCTGCAAAGTATTCAACAAAGGTGTTTGGTGTGAATCCTATGTATTGATAAAGGTGGGATAACCAGCACGGCTCATGCCGAGAAAAAAACCACTGATAGGAAAGCGTGAAATGAAGAAAATGTGCCGAACAAATATCCAGATGTCTTTGGAATCCAAAGGTCTCCAATGTGAGGATATGACAGCAGGTTCAATCAAATACACCGTCGCCAGATACCCACATGAAGAGAATCAGATTGTCGCCGCTATCTATGGCTCAATCAAGGGCTGTGCATCGTTATGGATGAAAGAAGCAGCATTCGCTCAAATCAAAGAATCATTGCCAGCCGATACTATTGTCGAAGATGTTGCATTATTCCGCAGAGGATTTCAATGGGCGGTTCACTTTGAATCGCACACGGATGAGCGAATCGAATTATGTGTCAATGCCTCGATTAGTGCAGGTAATGTCAGACTCAAAAAAACCGAACTCCGCCGTGCAGATGATGTTCGCAGAGATGAAAGTCGTGCAGAGCGTGAAACCAAAATGGCAGAACGCAAGCGTGATTGGAAAGACGCTTGATTGATATACCGAACCATTGATATAGTGGAACTACTTAGGATGGGTATGGCCACCATACCAGAAACCCAGACCACAGCGATATCGGCACTTGCAGAAGTGCTTGAAGTATTACCGACCAGAAGCCAAAAGTTCGCCGGAGACCTCGTGTCAAAAGGCAGCAAGTGGGTTCTATCGAGCAAACAAATGTTCTATGTCAACAAGTTCGTCAAAGAAGGCGAAGACGCAACCTCGACAACAGGCGAAGAGGGCGCTGGTAAAACAATCACCACCGTCAGCACCATCACCCCGTCAACAACCGAGAACATCTCGGAACTGTGCGACCAATTAGAAGCAGTTCGACCACACTTGAAATCAAGTGGCCAGAACTTCGCTCAATCCTTGATTCGTCAAGGTCGAAGCAAAGGCTTCTTATCCGCCAAGCAATTGCCATTTGTCCATAAAATGATTGCAGAAGGCAATGACATGAAAGGCAAACACGCATCGACAATGGCATCCAGAGATGCGGCTCGTGTGGCTCGTGAAGCGGCTCGTGAAGCACATCGAATCGCAACCACACCTGTGAGCGATTCAGAAGCAATGACAGGATTTGAAGCAGTTCTCGAATTATTCGACGGTGCTGGTGCAACATTAACACGCACCAAAATCCACTTGATTACTGATGATGGCCAAGAAGTCGTTGTTCGCTCGAACCGACGCAACGGCGAATCCAATGATGTTCTCTATATCCATAATCATGGCGCTGACTACAACGACCGTGATTCCCAATTCGGACACATCACCAAATCAACCGCAGGCTGGAACTTCACACCAGCAACCACAGAATCGGTTGTTGCAGTTATGACTCAATTCCGCAATGACCCAATCGCAACGGTTTCAGAGATGGGGCGCAAATCCGGTCGCTGTTGCTTCTGCTCTTTGCCTCTAACTGACTTCAAGTCCACCGCACACGGCTATGGACCCATCTGTGCCAAGCATTACGCATTACCATACTCTAAGACCACCGCTATGGTCATTGAAGGCACTATCGAAGCACGAGTCGTTGAAGTCGTTATCCTTCGTGATGATGAAGGGAACTACGCTGTCAAAGACCGTTCCACAGGCGAAACAATCTGCACATTCCAATCCCGTCAAAAGGCAAACGAATATGCAGACCAATTCTCCGTTGTCGAAAAGGTTTGAACAGATAGATTGAATGTGGGCGGCTTGCCTCCTTGTATTATGAGCAAGGCTGGCAATGCTGTTCTCACAGGCGAACAAGCGAGGGAGATTGCTCTCTATCCAGACCGTTGGGCTTCTTATTTCAGAACCATCAACGGCAAAGCATTCTTGCTGGGAGAGCGACCGTATCTCCAAGAAGTCTATCGCCACTTTGGTGCAACCGAGCGCAATGACATAACGAAAGTGATTGTTCTCAAGTGTTCTCGCAAGGTTGAAAAAACTGAAACCATCTGCAACATTCTCCTGTATGGGTTGCTCAACATTCCATACTTCAATGCGGTCTATACTGCGCCCAGACAACCGCAAGTGAGCCGATTCGTCGAGGAACGGTTCAATGGGGCTATGATGAGTTCGGTGAACAATGGATGCCTTCTAAAGCAGCGTATCAAGACAAGCGTGAGCCACCAGACATTCGATGTTGGTGCAAGGTCTTTGAATCACTTCTATGCCTATTCAAATTGGGGAGATGCACATGGGCTTCTTGGTATCGCCGCAGACCTGTGTTGCATTGACGAATATCAGGATTGCGACCCAGACGTTCTCCCGATGCTGATGGAGATGCTCACCCAATCGAACTTCAAAATAGTGCTTGTATCTGGCACAGCCCGTGAACAAGGCTCGGAGTTCTGGAGGCTTTGGGAATCCAGCACGAAGGGCGAATGGGATGGCAGCCAATGGGTGCATCAAAACGGCGGTGCAACGCAAGTTCAGAACATCTATGGCTATCACATAACCCAATTGATTCATCCATCCGTGTCAGACGCCGATATAGAGCAAAAGCGAGGAACATACTCGCCTCGTCGATTTCAAAACGAAGTGCTTGGCGAGTTCTTTGCCGGTTCTGCAAAACCTCTCACGTTCGATGTTGCGTTGAATTGTATTGACCCCAATAAGTTCCCAGCGGAGTCTCTGGCGATTCCAGCAGAATCGGTCATGGGAATTGATTGGGGATTGACAACGACAATCGTGATTTGCAGCAAGGATGGAAAAGAGATATTGAATGCAATACGGATTGAGGCGAGAGGCGATGGAGAATTGGATGAAGTCGCCAGAATCAAAGAACTAATTCTCCGATACAATTGCGTGAAGGTCGTGTGCGATATCGGATATGGTGCAAGACAAACAAAGGAACTCCAAGACGAGTTCGCCGACCGTGTTTGCTCGTGCTATTATTCATCTCGACCAATGACTCCATATCAGTTCAAGCGAAGAGATAACAACCGCAACATAATCAATATGGCCGTTGTCGATAGGACAACGTATGTGGAAAAAACGCTTGAAATTATCAAGAACAAGGAAATCTCTCTCCCATTCAAAGACCGAGATTTGGAATGGGTTCTCCATGAATGGTGCGCCATCAACAGTTCGGTCGAAGACGACATGAAAAGCCAGAGACAATTGCGAGGGCAAACCTTGACCAAGTATGGTCGAGATGGCGACGACCACGCATTCCACGCCCTGCTGTATGCGTTGCTGGCTATCGAGATGATGGATGAGGGTGGCGGATTGCCAACCATGAGAACCTTTGGTGCTTAGAGACCAAGCAATCTGGCTTCTGTTGCATCTCGCATCTCGGTGATGATTTGCATTCGGCGTTCACATCTCTTTTCCAATTTGGCAACATCGGTTGATTTGGACCCCATGTCTCGCCAATCGACAATGACCAATTTTGTTTCAACGAACTCTTGGCAATCATGGCAGAACCAACGAGTCCATTTACACTGCACCTTCGCTTTAATGTTGTCAGTAATTTGTTGAACAAGGAGATTGCATTCGCAGGCTCCGCAGCGTCTTTCTTTATACACATAACCTAAATCAAGAAGTCCGTTTTCATCTCTTTCTGTTAGTTCTGGTTGCGTCATTTGTCTATACCCTCTGTGCTGACCCACCTCGTTGTAGTATATCAAACCCATTGATATTACTCACCATTGATACACCGGCACATTGATATAGTGGTGGTGCGTGGTGTGGTTTGTAGCAGACAACCACCACCTGCGAGCGAAATCGACGAAGCGCATTGAGCGCAGACTCCTAAGCCGCCTGTGGGGTCGGCTGCTACAATTCCAGACCAGCGCACCGGCAAACCACAGGCGACGGCTTAGTGGGGAGTTCACGAGGTTGGCTGGGAATCCTTTTCACCAATCCATAAAAAACCCCAGCGCCAATGTTATTGGTATGGGCGACGATGAGGTTGATTTAACAGAACTGTCAGCCCGTGCTGAATTGCTTGCAGAAGCATCTGGGAGAGATGCCAAAGCGGTTCTCGCCGATTTGCTCGACGACGGTGAGATGAATTGGTCGAATGAAAAACAAGGAGTCTTGGATAGGGCTAATGAGCAAGCCAAGAAGTTCAAGGCTCTCCTTATGACTCTCATTCCCATCATTGCTCTTGTCATAGGCGGAGGGGGTCTGGAGATGCTTGGAATCGACTTGATGGGTTCGGATGATATAGACGAAGCAGAACGTCAAGACGAGCCTGTAATCACCATATTCTGGGGCTGTATGGATTCGACCGCCGAGAATTACGATTCAATGGCCAATGAGGATGATGGCTCGTGCCAATATCCACCACCACCACCGCCTCCACCAGAACCAATCTATGGTTGCACGGACCCAGCAGCAAACAATTACAATGAGACAGCAACAGATGATGATGGTTCATGTGAATATGACTCATATCAAAATCCAGATAACGGCACTGAATCTGGCAATGAATCTGGCAATGAAACCGAACCAGCCTGCAATTTATCAGCACTATTCTATCATAGTGAAATCATCTGGACAGAAGAGGACAACAAAACATTGGCAACGGTTCGATGGGATGCCGATTTGAACTGCGACCTGACTCACCATATCGAAGTCGATATAACCATCAAGAATGAATCTGGAGATGTTGTTCGCTCAATTTTCACCGGCTACAATACAACATATCAAGACCCAGATTGGAAAACATGGACTTGGGATGGTGCGATAACAAACGAAACCTATTCGTTTTGCCTTAGCATTTGGCTTGAGAAGGATGGCGAATGGTTCAATACAGATGAAACCAAACATGAAAATCAAATTGCCAAAGTTCCTGAATCGGAATAATACACGACTATTGTATTAAACCCCAGCCGATTCACCAATGGATATGGAAATCGAAACCATTCTCTTAATCGCAACCGCCGTAGCAATACCAACAGGGCTTTGGCTCAAAGAGCGATACACACGTTTGATGGCCGATGGTAAAATCACACTTGATGAAGTCATAGGTGAAATCAAAGCAATCGGAGATAAAGCAGAAGAAGTCAAAGCAGAAGTCGAAGAGATAGTCGAGTCAGATGGTGAGGCTGTTGTCGAATAAGAAGGGAATGTCCTTCAACGACCGCCTGATGCTTCTGGTGGGAGTTCCTGTCGTGCTGGCATGGATGGGCTTCGCCTGTCTTGTCATTTGGTATGGTCTGCATTCATCTGCAGTTCTTGTCAACATCAAGGATTATACAACCCTCATAGCCATCATTGGTGGACCCGCTTTGCTCATCCTCACATCTATTCTTGAACTGTGGAAAAACGAACAGAATCAAGAGATTGGTTCGATGCCAGAGTATTGGGAACATCAAAACACCGATATTCAAAATCAGGCCGCACATCTCCGAATGGTCGAAACCAAAAACCAGCAGCACGAGCAGATTCTCGAAGCAGAGCGACAGGCTGTGGCATTGGGTCTTATTGGCCTCGATACGGACCCAGCAGCAGAACGTGGAGAAGAGGCTAATTCTCAAACCATCGAAAATCCAACCGTTGACGAATTGGATGCAATCGACGAATTGGAATCGCTTGACATCGAGAACTTGTCAGAATAAAATTGAGATGATATTATGCCGAATCCTGAAATCGACAACAACCATTTATTCCAATGGACCCAAGCGATTCACAGGGATTTATCCAACCTGCGTGATAATCACTTGGCTCATATTGCTGACGACTTGACGACCCTGAAACATGATGTGGCTCGGCTCAAAATTGATGTTGTTGAACTGAAAGAGATTAAAATTGATGTGCTTGCTGTGATTCGCAGATATTCGAGGCGAGCGATTCTATTCATACTTGCAGGTGTCGCCGCTGGTTTGGGTGTTCCTGAATTGGTGGGGTTGTTTTGACCATCACCTCACCAATTAGACCTGATGATTGCCCTCCTGACGTTCACGATTGCCTCAAGAACAAAACACGCCTTGCCGATATGTGCATCAAGTGTCTTGTTCACCAAGCATCTCTCTGGGGGCGACCATACTAATGCCTCTCGTCTTGGCCAAGTGTCCGGCCTGTGGCCATGAAAAGTGGACTCGCTCGAACCGACCTAAGTGTGGTTCAAATCAATGCGGGAGACCGCATGGAAACATGAAAATAGTTCAGACCGATAGCAAGCCCAATTGGGATTGATATGTTCATCGAAATAATTTGCCGATTCGCTATGCGCTATCGACAATGGAGATTCAAGAAGTGAACCCAACCGCCCCATCCCCCGATATTAGCGGAGGCGAGCGACGAGACTGCCTTAGACCATCCTCCAATTCCCGCACAGATTGTTTGCTTTGGGTCTCTTATGTGAGGTGGCCGTCATGTTTGGCGACGGTCAGGTTCTGGCAGAGACGAACACTACAACACCTCGACACTTCGCATCTCCCATCCATCCACGCCTGTTGCTCGGATTTCAGTTCTTGCGCCTGTGGGTTGGTCGGGTTGTTCGCCTCTATTCTGATGCTGGAGATGATACTATATCAATTGTTCGGTCTATCAATGTTGAATATCACAATAGCAATGTTCTTATACTCGTGGCCTCACCCATAGATTGTCGGGGAACAGCGACAATTCTCACAAACGGCACTCTCGAGAATCGGGAGGGTGTGGACTGCGTGGACTGAACAAATCAATTCTCACGTTCTCAATTGCCAATGCAATTAAACCATGAGGCGCAACCACCAATCATGTCCGAGCGAAAGCGCAGCATCCGTGAGCGTGTTTTTGGCCGTCAAAGAACCGATGCGCCCGACCCTGCTGATGTTCAACGATTCACCGATTTGGTGAATGAAGCGAACCAGCCTGAATCTGGATTGCTTTGGGATGGCAAGGCTTTGGCATCAATGTCAAGAATCGGTCAAGCCACCAAGAAGGGGCGAGCAGCAGAAGGCAGCGGAACTGATACGCTGGTGTCATATTCCCTCTTGAGAGATATTTCATTGAAGTCAGAAGTCGTCAATGCTATCCTCCGCAGAACTGTCGATGATTGTCTGGGGAATGGATATGAGTTCATCCTCCCCGTTGGCGAAGAGACCGGAGATGCTGACCAATTGAAGAAGGCACGAGAATGGTTCAAGAATCCTAATCCTGACGATAATGGCAACGAATGGTTGGAATCCCTCATCTATGATTTGGCTTTGTTCGGAGATGCCTATCTGGAACTCGATGGGTCCGAAGACAAGAACACGGGTGGCAAAGGTGTCAAGTGGACATATGGAGGCGACCTCGTGAGCGTATGGCCTATCCCATCTGAACAAATGACTCTCCTTGCTGGCAATCGACGACCAGCCCCACCAAGAATGGCATATGAGCAAAAACTGAATGGCGAGACTCGTCAATTCTCATCTGACAAAGTGCTTCACATATCGAAGTTCAAACACGACCGAGCGTATGGAACATCTCCGCTTATCTCTTTATTGAACGTAATTTCAGGACACATGAATCTGTCAAATTATCTCAACGAACTCTATACAGGAACTCTCCCCAAGACCATCCTGAATGTTGGCGATATATCCAACGGCGAGATGAAAGCAATGCTCGCTCTCCTTGAACAACAATTGACCGGAGGCAAATCGCCATTCGGTCTGGTCGCCGTCAATGGTGGAACGGGATTCAATATGCACCGAGTTCTCGATTCAACCCGTGAAGGGGCGCAATTGGATTTGCTCTATTACTATCGTGAAGAGATATGTGCTGTGTTTGGAATCCCACCGATGAAATTGGGCTGGGTTCAGACAGGCAAAATGTCGAATCCCGAACAGCAATTGGATGCGTGGTATGATGTGATTGAATCATTCCATCGTCGAATTGAAGCCGTCATTAACAATCGACTTCTCCCCTTGCTGGGAATCACCGATTGGCAATTCGATTTCATCACAGTTCGCCCAAGCCGTGAGAAGGAACTTGCTGAAACCCGCAAGGCCGAATCATTGGCAATCAGCCATTTGCGACAGGAGAGCATAGTCAGCATCAATGAAGGCCGTATGATGCTCGGTCTTGAACGTCTAAGCGAGCCAGAAGCCGACGACCCATTCTTTTTATCTCCAAAGTTATCCATTAACATGGGTGCGGAGGATTCTGCGGAGGAAAATCCAACAACACCTCCATCTCTTGAAGAATTATTCCCTCCCGATTCAACACCAGATGGTGAAGGAAAATATGCTGGCGAGCATCCAGCAATGACCGATATCCATCCAGCACCAGAACTATCAAATGATATTCGGCTCGATATGGGTTCTCGAAGAGTCAAAGCATCTGGCGAATATGAATCGCTCATCAGCAATTCCCAGACTTTGCTCGATGCAACATTTGAAGACAATCAACAAACATTCGCAACCGATGTTCTCGCCAGCCTAAATGATTTGTTCGCAGCAGGAGATGAAGCGGTTGAGATTCCCGATATTGAAATCGACATACCTGTGAAGTCATATCGTCGCAAGGCAAAAATCAATCTCGACGACATCGAAGTCGCATTTGGCCGTATTGATGCCAATATCGCAACAACGCTGGAAAAGCAAATTGTCGAGGCTGAACTCTTGCTGACTACAACGTATGGAGAATCTCTGGGATTGACTCTTGCACCGACCGGAATGGCGAGCGCATTGATGGCCGACGACATTGCTGCTATTGCATTCTGGCGAAGGAGATGGGTCATACCAGCCCTTCGTCGAACTCTTGGCTCACATAGGGCTAATATCACCACCGTCTTTGAACAGATGGTTGGAGAAGGCCAATCGTGGAAATGGGCTTCTGGCCGAATGAAAGAACTCATTGACCCATCTGGTTCAAAATATCCAAAATACTTTTACAATCGAATCGCTCGAACCGAGACTCGTCGAGTCGTTGAGAACTCCCACATTTCAGGATTGCGCCGAGCCGGATTCAAATATGTTGAGCGACTCGTTGAAATCGACACCCAAACCGACAAGGATTTATGTGCGCCGTATGAAGGTGCTGTGTATAAAATCGAAGACTCGAACTCCGTGATTCCAGCCCATCCAAATTGCCGTTGCACGTTCGTTGCACGAGATGGAGAACCTGCTTCGACCGTGCCAGCATCAGATGTGTTGGTTCCAGCAATTGAAACCCTCCCAGAGCGTGAAGGTGGCAATTGATGAGCAAGAGCAAGGCAATGAATCTGGCGAGGATGCTCAAGGCGAGAACCGCCATTGCTCTCGGCTCTATGTCGATTACAGGAACAACCATGCCGAGCGCACTTGACAAGGTGGCTCATTTGATTCTTGGAGAAGCCAAAAAGTTAGCACCTGTCGAGACGGGTGCATTGAGAGCATCCGGTCGGGTTGTTCGTGTTAATCAATATCAACGCATCGTGCAATTCGGTGGGTCCGGTTCTGGTGTGAACTACGCACAGGCTGTGGAGTTCGGAACCATGAGGCAACGACCTCAACCATTCTTATATCCAGCCGTGATGAAGAACAAGAAGGCAATCAAAGGTCTCATCATCAACGATGTGAACAAGTCATTGAGCCGTGTGGCCAGAATGGGGTCAAGCAAATGACGAGCATTGCTGGCCGTGATGCTGACCACCGCTGGTGCAGACAATCCAAAGTGTGGATTCTCAAGCGACTATCGAATCAGAGCCGCAAGAAGCCGCCATTGAATAAGACCCAAAGGGCATGAAGTATTCGCTGTCGTCAAAATGACTTTGCTTGATTACTCGGCGACACATAACGCCGTCGATTGTTGTCCAGATTGAACCAGCGGTTCGGCGTTCAACGGTGAAATACCAATGGCATTCTGAATCGCAAACGGAGGTTGCTCGGTATGTTTGGCCTGCTGTGAATTGGGTCATATCTAATGCTACACCTCCGAGTATATCAATGCTTTGGCAATCACAATGTTTAAGTATCTCATTGCTTTGGGATAGGGGATGAACATATTCATACTTGACACTGACCCACGCCAAGCCGCTGAAAACCTCGCTGACGTTCATACAATCAAAATGGCGCTGGAGTCAGCCCAAATCCTGACGACCTGTTTGTATCTGGTGGGGGTTGATGAATCGGAGATGCCTTTGACTAAATCTGGAACTCCATACAAGCCAACCCACCGGAATCATCCTTGCACCATCTGGGCGCAATCGACTCGAAGCAATTTCATTTGGCTGGCGCAACACGGCTGGTGGATATGCCAAGAATACTCCAACCGATATGGAAAAGTTCACGCTTGTCAATTGCCAATCGAACAGTTAATTTCAATGGCTCATCATATTCCAGACGGTGAACTGACACCGTTTGTTCAAGCAATGCCAGACGAGTTCAAGCACGAAAGTGCGGTTGTTGCATATCGCCGATACTACATCGAGGGCAAATCTAAAATCGTCAAATGGGCGAATGGCCGACCAGCACCGGCATGGTTCTCAAGACATTGATACGCCAAAGGATTGATAAGGGGCAACCCACAGGGGTGTATATGACCCACGAAGCATTCGAGATGCAAACGCCATGCCAAACCCCAACACCTGTCTTTGATTCGGTCGATTGGGCGTTCCAGAACAACAGCCTCCAAGTCGGATGGTTGCCAAAAGACCATCCAGAGTTCGTCAGATATGAACAAGCACATTGGAATGTTGTAGCATGGTCGCCAGATTGGGTTCAGTATACCATCCCCGTAGTCAGCCAAGAGTTCGCTACTGCACTTCTTAATGAGTTCCACGCAATGAATTGGAACTCAATGCTGATAACTTATGATGTTGGATTGTTCAACCGTTGAATCCACCAGACCAAACAGAAGGGTGATAACCCCCCTCGCTCAACCATTGAGGCATGAGTCAACCTATTCGTGCTGTGGTGCTTGATATTGACGACTACAAGGCTCGTGGTGGCAATAGCCGTCAGGTGTCTATGAAAATGAACTTTGAGATTCCATTCGAGATTGACACATCGAACAAGGCCGTTGATGGATATACTCCTGACCCAGATGATGTGATAGTGCGTGGACCCGTGTATGTTGGCAATGCCGATATGCTTGACCGCCACAGTGAACTCGTCGCCCCAGAAGCAATTCTAAACGCTTGGGGGAACTACTCAAAGAATCCTGTAATACTATACAACCACAGCAAGGATGCTGGGGTCATTGGGCGAATGCTCGATGTTGAGATGGGTATGTGGGATGGTATCGAAGGCGAAGTTCCAATCGGGCGAGCCTTGATTGATGGTGGCGAGAAGGCCATCGTCAGGAAAATACGCAAGGGAATGCTTCGTGCGTTCTCTATTGGATTCATTGCCAAAGCCGCTATCAAAGAATGTGCTGACGAGGATTCATGTTATCTGACCTTCACCGATATTGATTGGCTTGAGACCAGCGTGGTTGATGTTCCAGCCTCACCCAACGCACTATTCCAAGTCGAAAAGCACATAATTGGATATGAAGACTTAGGAGATTCATTCGCAATAGTATTCGAGAAGGAGTATTCCGATGATGAGGATATTGCTGACGAGGATGATGATGATGATATGGTTGTCGAAGAATCGGTTGGTTGCGGAGGTTGCGGAACGTGCAATTGCGGTTCAAAGGTTATCGAGGCCGATACCGAACAGGATTTGGCAATCGACGAATCGACAACAATCTCGGAATTGAAAGACTTAATTTCAAGCCTAAACGATAGACTCGATGCGATTTCACCTATCTCTGAACCTCAATCCTCCAAAAGTGAATGCACCGAATCGCTTAATACCCCAATAGATGAAGACATAGGATATACAGCGAAGGCGAACACTATGACTGACGAAACAATCATCGAAACCGCAGAACAAGAATCTCTTGTTGTTGTTGAAGACTCTATTACTACACCTGAACTCGAAATCAAAACTGTTGAAGAATCAACAGAAGAGGTTGTAGTTAAGGCAACAGAAGAAGCAACAGAAGAAGCAGAAGAACTCCCAGCAGAAGAACTCCCAGCAGAAGTCGTTGAAGAGGTTGCAGAAGCAACAGAAGAAGAATCTGCACCATCTGACCCAACAACCACAGCAATACTTATTGAAGTCGTGAAGGCATTAACAGGTGTCGAGGCTCGTTTGTCAACAATCGAATCTCACGTTGCTGTTGATGATGAAATCAATTCCCTCAAGGCTCAATTAGAAGCCCTGAAAACCGAGAAGGATGCTGCAATCGCAGAAGCCGCACTTGAAGCAGAAGTCTCCAAGCGAGTCGCAGCACTTGTTGGAGAAGTTCCTGCTGCTGAATTATCAGCAAACCCAAAATCCATTGGCGGGGCAACAGTTCCTAAAGTGAACAAGTCCATCACACGCCACGACCCACAGCCTGTAGTATCACATGGCATGAACGGTCTTGCATCATGGTTGGAAAACCAAATCTCAAGCAGAGGTGCTTGAATCACAGTCCAAAGGGCAATAAATAAAAACGGAGATGAATGATATGACAACTGAAATTAACTTTACTGATATGGTCAGCCGTGTGAAAGACGCACTTGCTGGCGATTCCGCCTCGAATGGTGCAACCTTTTTTCCAACTGAAACCGCTGATGAGATTATTCAGATAGTGTATGAACGTAATTTCATGCGCTCTCTATTCCCATCTATGCCAATGTCAACCAGAACTGTTAAGGTTCCAAAATTGAATGGCAGCGTTGGATTCCACCGCCAGACTCTTGCTCAAACAAAAGCCGGAACTGCATCTGATGAATCAACCCAGACTTCAACAGAAGTCGATTTGACTTTGAAGACCATGATTGCCAACATTCCAATCGGGAACTATTTGATTGCATACGGTGTCGAAGGTTTGTTATCCGTTCTCCGTGATGATATCGCTTCTCGCCTTGCATACAATGAAGAATCCCTATTGATTAACGGTGATACTGAACTCACACTTGCTGACAACATCAACGGTGTCTATGCTTTGCCAAACAACGCACATGGTATCAACATCACAGCAGGAACAGAACAGAATGATTACCTTCTGAACTTCAATGGTCTTCGCAAATTGGCTGGTGCAACATCTGTATCGGTTAGTGGAACATTCGCTTTGAGCCACCTTCGCTCTGCAATCAACAATCTCGGTGTCTATGCTGACAATCGTGCTGAACTCTCTTTGATTGTTCCTCGAAACCTTGAAGTTCAATTGCTTGGAATGACCGAACTTCAAACTGTCGATAAGTATGGTGCTGGCGCAACAATTCTCTCTGGAGAACTTGGCCGCATTTACGGAATCCGTGTGTTCGCAACAGGAGTTATCCCAACCAACCTAAATTGGCTTGGCAAGTTCGACAACACAGTTCTCACCAAGACCGTTGCTCTATTACTGAACAACCGTTCTCCACTGATTGGAAATCCAACTGACCCTGACCGCAGATTCAGCATGGGATTCCTTGATGAGCCGACCAAAGACCGATTCGTCTTAATCCCTCGTCAAGACCTTGCATTCAATGTCCGTTATTCAGAGGCCGTGTGCCTAATGACAGGCATAGCAACAGTCTGATTCTGATTAGAGTCGCCTATCCAACATGGGTATAGCGTGAGCCATCCCCAAAATGGGATGCGACTCCGTGATAAACCATGAAGGATAAGGGATAGATAATGACAGCAATCGACTACTGCACACTTGCCGATGTCGAAGCGTATGCTGGCGTTGACTTCTCTGATGGAATCGGACCCACCGATGCTCAAATCCTATTGATGATTGGAAACGCATCCCGATTGATGGATGCTTATGCTGGCAAACAATTCGCTGGCGCTGAACAACATGAAGAATGGTTCGACACAGGTTTTGGTTCCTCCAATTTCACGTTGTCAGAACGACCCGTCATAAGTATCACTTCATTCCATATTGTCAGTTCGTCAGGTGTTGAAACCCTCTTGAGCAAAGGCCGAGTCGGGAACACCAACGACTATTATTTGGCAGACCCAGAAGCGGGTCTCATCCGTATGTTTTACGCATTCCAATACAACGCTCAATCTCGATTGAAAGCAGTATATCAGGCTGGTGCAACCACACCTCCAGCCGATGTCAAAATGGCCACCATTCTTCATGTTGTCAGGTCGTGCGCTCGTGCGGCCATGAATGACGAAAACTGTATGGAGAGAGTCAAGGAGTTCTGGATTGGACTTCTCAAAGACAGCAATAGTGAGTATCGTGATTTGCTTGAGATGGTGAAATCACATCACCTCATCGGAGTCGCATCGTGGGGTCAAAATAACGCACCCCAGAATTATTCTGGAATCGGTCGGGGCTGGTGATACGTTTGGCAATCGGAGATACAGGTCTGCCGTCGATTGACCCACACACTACTCTCGCCAACCTTATTGAAGCCAATATGGTTTCACCAGATGGCGTCTGGACACCTGTTGTAAATCCCGAATGGCTCGAATACAAAAAGCAAAAGACATATCAAATCGCAATTCAACCCATGATTGGATTGACAAGTGAAGCATTCTTCGATTCAACATCGACAACGATTGCGAAGACTTCTCAATGGTTCGGTCGTGTGTGTTTGTTCGCACCAACCCGTGTGAAATGCTGGGAGATGATGGCCAAGTTCTTGGTGGTGATGAACAACGGCGTTCTCACGTTCCCATCGGCTGGATTGGAACCTGCTGGCAATGGTGCATATCAATATGCCAGAATTACAAGGTCAGATGAATCCAAACCTGTTCGGTATTTTGAGCCTGAATGTGGACCCTCTGGAGATGCTGGAAACTGTATCGGATATCGCACCGATTACACGGTGGAATTGAGATGGGGCGAATGATTTATCCATTTAACGAATGGGGTTTTTGAAACATTGTTGTTCCAAACCATTGATATAGTCGAACCTGTTGGCTATGTTTGAGCATCATGCAAACGAGCCAATACGATAACCAAGACGAGCCAAGAACCCATAGTGGAATGAACTACATTTGTTCATTCAACGATATGAAAAAAGCAAACGCCATCCATGCTACATTGACAGAGATTGGAATGGTTGTTGAAATGGTCAAAAAACCAAATGGTTGGGGCTATCATGCACACCTATACACCAACGATGAAACCTTGAAAGTCCAAACCGATTCTGAAGGCGAATCATCATTGTATTTGACCGAGATGTGAAACCATGCAACAGCAAATCCACACCCTGATGAGGGGCTTGGGCGTTGAGGATGAATCATTCACCCTCCACGAGCCTCTCACGGACACACACCATGTTTTCACGACCTATGGGGTCGTTGAATGGATAACGAACAATGGTGGTGAATCGGCGATTCAAAGAGTCGTTGAGTTCCTGACCGTTTGTCCAGATGGAAAAACAGTTCGTGAGTTATTCATTGACATTGCCAAAGGCTCAATCGACTTGAGTTCAGACCCAGATTTCAAATCAAAGTGATTTGTATTCTGACGATTCTTTCAAGTCTGCGATTATTTGTTCTTCTGACCATCCATGTGCCATCAATTGCACGGTGTAGTGTTGGAGGCCACCAGCATCGGCTTCACGCTTGAGGACTTCTTTGAATGCACTTTTGACAAAATCCTCTGGCGCAAGACCAGATGTTTCTGCTTCGACTTCTTCAACGAGTTCGGGAACTGCGACTTCTTCGACTACTTCTTCGACTTCTTCAACAACCTCTTCGACTACTTCTTCGACCACAGGTTCGACTTCTTCAAGCGATTCCAGATGGGCTTCGATTCGAGCCAATAGTTCGGCTTTTGTTCCACCGATTGCGAGTTCATGTTCCTCTGCAAGTGCGAGTAATTTTGTCTTGGACAATCCTTTCAGGTCAGTCATACCCGAAAGGTGGGGCTTGGGGGTTAAATTAGTATCGGTCTCGATAAGGTGTCGATTCCTGAACGTGAAAATCATTTGGAACAATAGCATTGATATTCCGATATGTTGATATAGTCGGTGGTGTTGGTTCAACACATGAGCGCAATTAGCCCCTCTATCAAGCAATACCTGTGGACTGACATCTATGGCCAAGAAGTGTATGAAGACGATTTGGTGGCATCATACCACCAAATATATGCAAAGGATTCCTATTTATTAGGAACTCTTGAAGCAATCGAACAAGACTATGCCGGATGCCCTTGCGGTGAACCACACCTTCGCATTGCAGTTATTCAAGAAGTCTCCAACGGTGTTCCAACAACCCTCCCAGAAGCAGACCGATACTTTGCATATCCATCATGTGTTCCAATCGAGCAAGGTGGGGCAGTTATCTCACTTCTCAAAATCTGAATCGGGCAATTCTTTAAGAATAGTCGGTGCTGACTATCGTTTGCACCGGCACACCTCCCAATTGGGCGGCGAAGGGGTCGGTGCGAGGTGTTTGGTAATTCCTCTCTTAACCCTTCGTCGCCCACCTCTCATTCTTAACCCCAGCACAGCACACTTAGATATCGTGCCGATTAAGGACCCAATCAAACGGGCTGCATATTCCAAAGCATATCATAAGAGATGGTATGAGCAAAATAAGAACAATCGAGTCAAAGAAGTCGCCGTCAGGAAAAAGAGCATCCGTGAATGGATGAGGCTGCTTAAAGAGAGCCTGTTTTGTTCCAGATGTGGACTAAGTGGCAAAGACAACGCTTGGGCTATGGAGTTCCACCACCAAGACCCAACGAAGAAAGAATCTCTTGTATCTGGGATGGTGTCTGGTGGATATGCAAAGGCTCGAATCATGGAGGAGATTGAGAAGTGTGATGTGGTGTGTGCATCGTGCCATCGCAAAGAACACTATCAAGAGCATCAGCAATCGCTCGAAGACGGAACTGAATCAATTTGGACTGCAGCAGGTAAATCTGGGGCGAAGTTCGAGGTGCATGGAAACGACGATATGACAAGGAACAAGAAGCGAAGGCGCAAGCGAAGGCAACAACGATTGCGAGAGGCACGAGGCACGAACAACAATTCGGGTCCGCAAAGAATGAACAAAGACGATATCGACACCATGTTATTCAAAATGGAAAATGGTGCGAAGTTATCCAAATCAGAAGTGAAGAGATTCAGAATGCTGATTGGTCGAGAGCAGGCTGGATTAGAAGTCGAAGGCGATTGCGAACATATTGAGTTCGATACCAACATAAACCGAGAACGTGAATCGTGATTCATGGCTTGGGGCGCACTTGCACTTTCACGATTTGCTCGAACTGCACCAGAATGGGCGGCGCAGACAAGACGGGGAACAAACCCAGCATCGTTTGAATGGAAAACCAAAGCCATTGCGAATGGGAATTATTACCAATTAAGTGGAATCAACGCTTCTCCGAATGTAATCCTCCCAACCGTTGCTGCTGGGTATTCGTTTTCAATCGGTGTGCGATTCAAACCAACAGCCTCATTGCCAATCGGGCTGTGGGAGATTGTCGATACCAGCGGCAATGACATTCTCGCTCTTGAAATCAACGCTGCTAATGCGGTTCAAATCACATTCGGGGCGGTTGGATATGTCGGGTCTGTGAACATCACACCGAACTCGTGGAACTACGTTCTAATGACCATCCAAGACAATGTATTCACTATCTATGTCAATGATGTTGCTTGGAGTCATAGCCATTCTGTTCCAGCAAATATGTCAACCGCCGTCTCGTGGAGATTGGGCGTTGCCAGAACCGCATTCTTTGAAGGACTCATCACGGAGGCTTGGGTTGCATCGGGATGGCAACCAACCGCATCAGACGCCACCATCCTATACAATGGAGGCTCAACCTTCGACCTGACCCAAACAATAGCCCCAATCAATCCAATGCTGGGATATATGACAGCGTGGTGGAATGGTCAAAATACAGGAACAACCGCATTCTTTGGTCAGGCTCGGTCTTATTGGTCAACCAAAGTGGCTGGAGGCGACCTCGCATGGGTCGGGAATGGTGGAGGCATAGCGACATTACCCAGCGTATCTGCGACCAGACCAGCGAATCGAAGCAACACATACTCCAGATTGGCTACATTAGCATCCCTGTGGGCGTCTGGAACAGCAATCGACAGTAAGACACCACTTGGGGTCGGCGTGGTCTTAGAGGCGTCTGCACCACACTTCTTGCCCTATCCTCAAACGGGATGGGGAATCAAGGCTGGTGCTGGGTCATTCACCGGAGTTCTCGATGTTCCACGACAAACCCCTCAATTGGCGATATCGGGAACTCTCCAAGAACAAGGACAATCGGCATGGCCGAATGTTGGTGATGGAACTCTCCAATACGCATTGGATGGTCGAACCGTCAATCGGCTATTGCCAACCTTTGCCAAGAAGTCTTGATTCAAGCATTCTGACGAGCCTGAAATCCAGCGCTGAATGCGTTGGATGCGACTCCTGTTGCGAATGCAATTCCTGTGGTTGAGCGCACACCCAAGAGGTTATACTTGTTGAAGACCATTGTTCCGAACTTTGCTTGGCAACGGTCTGCTTGCTCATATCCAGCGGAGTATGCTTGTTGCATCTCTTCACGGGTTTGGGAGAATCGAGCCTTGTTGAATGAAGGCTTTTGTTCGTTTGCTGCGAAGACTCGTGCTTGCATATCCATGTATGCTGTGATTACTTCATCAGGTAGTGCAACATTGGTGTTCCATGTGCGGCTGTCGTCGGCGTATTGGTTTGGGCTGTTGTTGTCCATGTTTAGTGCTGCAGGTTCCCCCTATTAAGGGTGTCGGTATATCAATGGTTTGAACCCCTTATTATTCTCAATATGGTGGTTATCGAATGGAATAATTATGATTCAAAACATTGAAATTATCCCACCATTGATGAATCGAAGGATTAAATAGGTGGGTTTTCATGGATGATTTGGAGGGTGCGTGAACTCCCCATCTGTTTCAGGTTCTATCTCAAAGCGCATCCTCCAAATCAATCTCAATCTCACGTTCTCGCCAAAGGCTTGAAGAGGTTCGAGGGCTTCGAGTCTTTTATGGCGAGGATATTATGGGGTTCAGAGCAACCCCTCCGACCAACGGGCTATGCGGTTGTCAGCCGTGAAATTATCAAACGATTGATTGCAGATTATGGACATGAAGTTCATGTCATAGGTTGGGATTACAACGGCGAGGATTTCAAACACGAAGAAGGATGGATATTGAAACACTGTGGACTTCAATTCGGTGCATCAGAACCTCTTCAAATCGGCGTTGAAAACAGCCCAACCGTCTTGGACTATCACCTTCAAACCGTTGAGCCTGATGTTTATTTGAGCCTTGTTGATTGCTGGTTTTGTGGCCACATGGTTCAATCGACAAACAAGGCTGGAGTTCCATACATTGGATATTTTCCAATCGACGGAGTTCCTATTTCAAACCAATGGACACCTATTCTGGCGCACACCCACACCCCTCTATGGATGAGCGAGTTCGGTCGCCAGCAGTTCAAGGAGTTCGTGGCCAAATACCGACCAGATGGAAATGGACATGAGAACTTGAAAATGCCTGACCTTGACCGATTCAATTTGGATAACGACGACGACTTTCCAATGATTCATCACGGCGTTGACATTGATACATTCAAACCTCTATCGCTCACGGACAAAGAGATAATGAGGGGCAAATTGGGAATCAAATGGGAGACCGTCTTGAGTTCAATCGGGCGCAACACCAATCGCAAGCAGATTCCAAGACTCTTGAGGGCGTTGAGAATTGCTCTTGATAAATTGGGAGATGATAATGCCATTGGTATAATTTTGCATTGCGGCGACCCTCTTGACCAAATGAATCAGGGCGGTTGGAAACTGCCAGAACTCATCAAGCAATATGAACTCGTTGGGAATGTCATGTTCTCCGATGGTTCAAGCAATCCACTTCATGGAATAAGTCGTGAGGATATCGCCAATCTATTAGGTTGCTCGGATGCTCATGTGCTGGCAACAGGTGGAGAAGGATTTGGAATCCCATCGGCAGAAGCAATGGGAGTCGGAATCCCGATAATCCTCCCAGATAATTCAACGGGTCCAGAACTTATTGGACTCAATAATGAAAGAGGCTGGCTCGTGCCGTGTTCCGATTCGATAACGGGTCCGAGATGGGGTGTCGATTTGGGGCTGGTTGACATTGAAGCGTTGGCCGATACCTTGATTGAACTTCACCAATCTCCGATTGAACGTATAAAAAGAGGCAAAGCGGCTCGCAAGTTCGTGGTCGAAAATCTCGATTGGGATTTGATAACTCGTCAGTTCCACGATTTGATTGAATCCAGAATCGGTATGAACCATCCCATGCAAGAATTATTGGAATCTCGTGCTGGGGGCGAAGAACCTGTCGAATAAGCACCCACAGCGCAAGCGAACCCAAGAACCCCCCAAGAAGGTGTCTGGCGTGGTCAAGAAGCCACGAGTTATCAAGAAGCCCATTACTTGCGGGTCTCGCAACAAGACGGTCTGTGAGAAGCATGAGAAGCCATGTGCAATCCATGTCGATTATCCACCAAATGACGACCGACTCAAGTGGAGAGCAAAATTAACTGAAATCGGCGCACCATCTCACGATTCGGATAGCGAACACCGATGCAAACATTGTATGGAGGAACGCTTGCAGCACAGCCCCCACCAGAACCTCGAAGTCGAGGGTTTGAATGCCATGCAATCTGCAAGGCTGACTCGTGAAAGTGGTCGGTTCATTAGAAGGGCTGAATAAACACCGTTAAGAACCCCAACGAAGACAGGATGGGCTAAGGGATTACAATGGCAATTCATTCATACACAGGTTGCACCGGCAAAATCACGGCAAACGGAACTGTCATTGGATTCGTGTCTGGTGATTTCAGCCTCGCAACGGCAACAGGAAAATACATCACACTTGGAACAAACACCAACACCTCACATACTCGTGGTGTCAGAACCGTCAGTGGTTCGCTCAAGAAGGCTTGGGGAATCTCCGATGATGAACTATACATCTGGTATAATACTGACCTTGAATATACAATCGTTTTTGATGCCGACCAAGCGGGAACTAAATCCTATACTTGTTCGGGCTGCGTCTTGACCGACCTTGCTATCGAAGGACTTGAAGCAGGTGGCGACGGGGCATTGATGGTCAATGCTTCATTTGAGGGCTTGACGTTCAGTCGAGCAGTGTGAGGTGATTTAGATTGGCTCAATGGTTGGATTCCACGCTGGACAAAGCAAATGCAGACATCGAAGTCGATATGACAGGCGTGGGTCTGGTCGGCGAGGATGGAAAAGAAGTCAAGGTTCTCATGGCTCGACCGATTTCAGCAGCGGAATATCAAGTTCTGAAATCCGACCCACAGGCTCAAAAGTTAAAGGGCGAAGACCGAACAGAATATCTCGGACTTCGCATGACATTCGAGATGCTCGCCAAGTGCGATGCAACATTAACTTGGGGTTCATTCCAGAAATTACCTCTCAATATGCTTGGCAAATTAGCCCAAGCAGTTATACAATCAGTAGGCCAACCCACCGAGTCCGGTGGTGGTGTGCTGGGGGAATGACGACCTTCGCAAAATCGAGCGAAGGCCAATTCTATTTTCATCTATTTTCACACTTAGGAATCACGCCACAGGATTGGCGTGAACTCGACCCACGAGATGCTGCATTCTTGGCGAATGCTTTTGTTCAAATGAATGAGAATAAGGCACGACAACAAAGGAGGTCTCGTTGATGTCTAATGACATGAATCTCAAGGTTGTTCTCGATGCTCAAACCGGCGGGTTCAGCAAAGGAATGAAATCAATGCAGCAGGGCTTGTCTGCATCCGGCGGCTCTATGGCGAAGTTCTCAAGTATGGCCAAAATGGGATTCGTTGCGATTGGTGTTGCGGCTGCTGCGGCGGGTGCAATGATTCTCACATCATTCATCATCAAGGCGACCAAGCAATTCATCGAGTTCGAGGAGACGATGATTAAGACGGCGGCAATCATGGGTAAAACCGGCATGGATGAACTGCCAAAATTAACTTCTGAAATTAAGCAATTGGGTGCTGAAACCAAGACGACAACCCAAGAGGTTGCAGAAGCAGCACAGATTCTTGCTCTCGCAGGTCTGGGCGAATCGGAGATGGTTGATGATGGCGCACTTCGCAACCTCAACAACCTCGCAATCGCAGCAGGAATTACTCTCCCAGAAGCGGCGGCTGTCGCAATCTCAACCCTCAAGGGAATGCAAATGGAAACCAGCGAACTGCGAAAAGTCAATGATATTCTGCTCAATACGCTCTCCAGCACGTTCACCGATATCACATCTCTCGGAGAAGCAATGAAGTTCCTCGCCCCAACCGCTTCTGCGGCTGGAGTTAGTCTTGAAGAAGCGGCTGCGGCGGCTGGTATTCTTGGGAACGCCGGACTCAAAGGTTCGATGGCTGGAACAGGCTTGCGTATGATGATAACCAAATTGCTCAAGCCAACAGAAGCGGCTCGAATCCAGATGGAAAAATTGGCACTTGACATATTCACATTGACTCCTGCTGGTGCGGCGGCGAAGGCTTCTTTAGGTAGTGTCAGACGAACATTGGATGCGGCCAAAATGTCTGCAGAAGCCACGAATGCTCAAATGACAGCACTTAACGAAGTGTTGTCGGATTTGTCGATTGAGCAACAAACCAATAGCCTCGCCATAATGAAAATCAAGAGGCGAGCCGAGAAGGAGGGTCGTGAATTAAGCAAACGTGAAGTCGAACAAATCGACAGGCTGGAAAATGCAAATGACGATTTGAATATCACTATGGCCGAGCGCAGAATCGAGCAACAAATCGTTGGCGCACAGCAGAAAAAGACCAACGCAACCATCTCCGAACAAGCGAAAGAATACTCCAATTTGAACAAAACCGTCAGTGAGCAAACAACAGGAATCACGAGCCTTTCCGATGTGTTCCATCAATTAGAAGCGGCTGGCGCAACAACCTCCCAGATGCTTGCTATATTCGGTGTTCGTGGTGGAACGGCGGCGAATGCTTTGCTCGCCAATGTTGATGCTATGGATGAACTCACAGGTGCAAACAAATCGGCTCAAGAAGGGCTTGGATTGACGGCGGAGATGGTTGATGTGATGGGAACATCAACCTCATATGCTCTGGCAACATTGAACTCGGAATGGAAAGCATTCATGCTTCAAATCGGTGAAGAGTTCGCACCCATGTTGGTTGCCGAAGTCATACCGGCTCTGCGAGAATTGATTGCATCGTTGTTGCCATTGGTTCCAACATTTGCAGAATTGGCGGTGTCTTTGGGTGAGGTTCTCCCTCCGATAATAGAAGCGTTGATTCCGATACTCACCAATTTGGGAACTATCCTTAAATTGCTTGCACCATTCATCACCCTAATCGGCTACGCTATGGAGTTATGGTTCTTGTTCATGGAACCTGTGTTTGGTTTGGTTGGAGATTTATCGCAAGCACTTATTGACCTTATGAATGGCGACTTTGAAGGATTCATTGGGAGTATCGCATCGGCATTTGGAAATCTGATTCTGGTTCTCAATCCTGTGTATAGAATGTTGACGGCAATCGCCGAGATGCTCAACGATACAGCAATTGGAGAAGCGGCTGATGATGCAGGGTTTAATCTCGGCTCGGCGGCTGCGGGCGCAGGTGTTGGATTCGCCGTTGGTGGACCCGTTGGTGCTGCAATCGGAGGTGCGGTCGGTGGATTCTTCTTTGCTGATGGTGGAATTGTTGACAAGCCAACATTGGGAATCGTTGGAGAGGCCGGACCCGAAGCCGTTATTCCCCTCAATAAATTAGATGGCATCATTGCCAATTCCAGCAAGCACGATTCAGCATCCTCTTCACCATCATCATCTCTGACCATCAATGGTGGAATCCACATCGGCGCAGGGAATAACCTCAATAAGCGAGATGTGAAGTCTGCAATTGAGCAAGTTCTCCCGTCGATGTTATCGGCTGGAACAAGGTCTGGCGCACGGGGGGTTATTTGATGGCATCAACAACACAGAAAATAACCTTCGTCTATTCAAGACAGAAGAATGGTCTATGTGAAGTTCAACGATGGTGGCCAGCATATATCAAGAATGATGGCGTTGGCGGATTGACCGTTGACCCCGTTTTATTCCGGTCAACATTTGGACCCGATACAATCGCAGATGAAGGGCGAGGTTTGATGGATGAGGCCAATACTGCTGGTCTGCGTGTCGAGATGATTGGATTCGATGGGTCAGCACCATCTGGAACTCCATCACTTGAAATTATCGGCAGCGGCACACTTGATGCACGATGCGTTCTCACCCACGAGGATGGAACAAAAACCGAATGGAGATTCATTGGACCCAGCGCAGATGGGATTCTGGCAACAGGCTCGGCTGGATATGGTGCATCCGACAGGCACAGAGCCATGTCGATGAATGATGGAATGAATCCAGCAACCTTAGCATCATCGGGTCCATATCCTGTATTTGCCACCATGCAAGACTTTGCCGATTGGTTGGATGGATATGTGAATCACGGATTCGGTGCATACGTTGCTGGATTTGACGAAAATGCAGCCTCGTATTCATTCTTGCCTGCTGGCCTTATCGAACCCGATACAAGTGCTTGGCCACCGGCAAATGCTGACCCAAGACAGGATGCGGCAAACAAAGCGGCGATTCCAACCTCAAGCAAAATGTGTGCAACAATTTTCATGCCATTGTTATTGGATAACAACCAAATGAGGGATTCTCAATCTGGAAATACCGCCACCAGCGACATAGTGAAGGGGCAATGGGATGGTGCAACCATCGAAACCGGCGCAGGGAACTCCGGCGCATATTTTAACTTCTATGACGAGGGAATGACTCGCTATGACCAATCGCCGAACCGAGAAGGCGGGGCGGTTATTTACAAACAATTAGGGAACTCCGGCGACCATAAGCCAGCAAAGGTTGGTTCTTATCATACAACCGACCCAACATACAACCCAGACAACATAGATGATTTCATCAATAATGATTCCGACCCATCATCATCGGCATATGGGGGTCCATCATATCGAATGCGAACTGCACTTGCTTGCTTCTTGAAGGATGGAACGTATTTGCTCACCGGAGGCTCATTCATCCCCTATATCTATGACCCAGCACGAACCATTGGCGGCTCGAATGGCAACACTTGTTATGCGGTGTGGAATGGCGATAAGGGAATAGCAAACACACCGGCTGAAATCCTCGCCGTTGATACAGATGAAATGTCGTCAGCACAGATATTCCCATTGACGGAGTTCGTGCAGGGTCCACTTTGTTCTGGGGCGCAGGGATGGAATTGGGATGCCGATGTTGATGGATTGACAACCTATATGAATTGGATTTATTACACACAAGAGCAAACCGATTTGAAGGCTCAATATGATACTACAACCTATTCAGGGCAAACCCGACCGAACTCATGCACTAAAATTGGTCAACCCAGACAAGGTTTGGTTCGACCGAATCCCATCCGAGCCAAAATATATGCGGCTGAACAAATCGGAACAACGAATGCGACAGGATTGGCGGGGATAACCACAGGTGAATGCAAGGGAGTTCTGAAGGTTTGGATTGAGAAAATGGGAACCAAATCGGTTCATGTTCCAAGCGGTATGCCCGTGAACTTAGACTTCTTGGGATTGATGGATGGAACAAAGGATATTGTTGGGAACAACGATGTGCAATATATGATTGGAACAAATACCCCCAAAGTCGGTGCAACCGAAAATTATCAATTGGGCGATACAGGAACGGCGGCAACAACCGGAACTTTACTCGGCGTTTCACGTTCAGGCTGGTGGATTCCATCAATTTCAACCACCCTCACGGCGGTCAATAAATCGACAATTGTTGCTGGTGCAACCGGCACATTCACGGGTGTGTTGTTGGAGTTCTATATCAATCAAGAAGTGGATTTGCCAGACATTGCATCATATGAAGAGGGTGGATGGGCTTGTCAGGGCTTGATGGGTGGTGCAGAAGTTCAATATGGAACCGGCACATACACAACAGGGTCTTGGCCATACCAACCTCTCAATGACCCAACAAATGGAACTCTCGGCGGCACGGGTCAGAAGTATTCGCCAAATGCAAAAAACAAGTATAATATCCCAGCGGCTCAATTTGATGGCAAAAACGCATTGCCATTCTATTCTTTTCCAACAGGACTTGGATGGAATGCAGGCTGGAATCAAGCGGGTCAAAATGTTCCAACGGCGGCGGGGCATGATTACAGGCACCCAACCGTTGCCGTCAATTCACCACAGGCCACATGGGTTTCAGACTTTTCTGGTTATCAAGACGACCAACAAATAACACCACGAGGATTGTCAATCGTGGCAGCCGATGATAGTCGATACCTAATGACTCCGACTGCTCAAGGAATCGGCGGTGGAATGTTGAGATTGCCAGCACCACCCAATTTTGGTCTTGCTGACTATTACTATTCCCCAACAGAAGTGCTACATCTCGACGATGGCACTAATGCGCCGATTTACGGCGACTTCTCTGGATATTTTGCCTATGGACCCCTTGATGTTGCTGCTGCAGACAGTTCCATATTCAAGTCAGATACGACCGATGCGAGATGGCGAAGCAAATCAATGGTCATGCCATTATATTCATACATGGAAAATCGAACCGGCGATTCTGGATTCGATAAGACCCTCCCATCGTCTTGGAGAGTCGGTCGAAACCGACCTTATCCAATCCACGAAAGGATAGGCACTAAGGGTGGTTATGGACCCCTGTCTGGATTGAATTATTGGGCGATAAATAATGCAAATGCGGCTCACAGCAGCAACCGCCCACAGGTTGGTGAAGAGACCATTATGACAGGATTGGCTGAAATAGGCTGCTCTCCGATTTGGCTTGACTTGACTATTCGAGCGTGGTGGCCAACCCAAACCGACCGCATGACTCTAATTGAGTTCGATACGGGCGCACCCTCAATGTATCATGGCAGACACGCATTCACGACTCGTGGAACTGCAATGGCAGAGTCAATGAGAAGTGGATTCTTGCCTCGAAGTCAAGGTGGTTCAAGTTCCAACAGACCCGAATGGACTTCTTGGGAGTCGATGATTATTAACTCACAGGTCAGCCAACACATTGGGAACACAGAACTGTTCATCTGGGGCGGCTCGAAGACCTTTGACTCAACCGGATTCGATGCGGCTGCATGGAAAAACACCCTCACCAATCCAGCCAATGGATGGATATTCAATTCGGCAATGGGGTCAAACAATGTTGGATGGGGCAATATGTCTAATGGATATGGAACAGGCACACCCACCACCATTTCAGAAGGTTATCACACTATCCGAACAACATTCGATGAAGAGGGAATGCTTCTCAACATTGATGGCACTACAATCGGCAAAGACTTGAACGTGAACAATCCGGTTTGGGGCTTCGCCATTCAAATGTCGAATGCCGGTGGTGCTGGCGCACGGGCTTCAACCTCACCAATCATTGACCCAAATAATTACTATCTATTCCCATCAGGGATGGCATACAATAAGAGCCAAGCCGATTTGCAGATTGATGAAATGGTTGTTCGTCAAATACCATCTCTCCCAATGACACCATTCCCCGTTGATACAATTACGCAGCAGGTTGCTGGGGTTGGAAAATACACAGCACTATCTATCGAGGCCGATAACATTTCAGTCAACGCTGGAATGAACGTGAGAGTCTCAATTTGTCCGGTGTCGGCAAATGTCGGCGGTCGTGAGATTGAAGGAGGAACTCCATACACCGGATTCAGCAACATGGATTGCGGCTTCGTTGGTGGATATGGTTCTGTCGATTTATCCACCTTGCCAGCCGATGCAATCACCAATGGATTCGTTATCCGATTCTTGTTTTTCACCCCAACCGCTTCTGACCCATCCCTCCAGCCTGTGAATTGGTCTTCGACACCAATAGTTCGAGCATGGACTTTGGAATATGACCTATCTCCGACATCAACAATTGCTTGCACGGGCAACACATTCAACGGCGACACCGTTGCACCAATCGACACGAAGGTCGGACACATAGTATCATTTAGAGGAACTGCAACCACCACCGATATTGACAGAACAATGTCGTCAGTTCGATTCAATTTTGGAGATGGCGTGTCAACCGATTGGTTGCCATTCACCGACCAAACCCTTCAAAGCAACACATTCGATACGGCTCATTCTTATCTGACAACAGGAACTTATTCAGCAACACTTGAAGTCAGAGATGATGTTGGGAATCTCGCCACATCAGCGGCCTTGAGCGTGGTTGTTGCCAATGCACCTCCGGTCGCAATCCTCCGTGCTGTGCCTTCTTTGGTTCGTGCTGGAGATGTTTGCACTTTGGATGCAACCGATTCATTCGATGTCAATGCCGGTGGCTCTTTGACCTCATATACATTCGACTTTGGAGATGGCTCTGGAACAATCACGCAAGGCACACCAACGGCTCAACATACATATGCGGCGGCTGGTGAGTATCGAGCGACTCTCACAGTTCTGGATGCAGATTCGGCGGTATCTCAAACAGCATCGTCGATTGTCAAGTGTTTGCCAGCAACCCTCATTGTTCCATTAGTCTTCAACACCAAACCAAGAGCATTCAATCGCACACGCTCGGCGGAGATTGGCATGACTCCGGTTCTTGATGCGGTCTATCCTGAAATGACCGATACGGGCAATCGGTCAGATACGTTCTCATTGTCTGGAATGTTTTTGAAATCGACAGCCAATTCCGATATAGGATTCGTCGAAGAATTACTGCTGACGGGCGCACTTGTTGAGTTCCTGTATGAGAATGTTGACTATGTTGGCAACCCATCTGGCAAAGTATTCACAGGGCGAATCACTTCATTCGATTATGAACGTCAAGGCGGCGAACATGGCCAAACCCCATACACGATAACTTTGGTTCGAGAAGCCGGACTTGGAGTATGATTATACGACCGATATTGACTCCAATACATCGGAATATCAATACGAACTTCGAGAGTATATGAACTCCGCAAAAAAGAACC